GTATTTAAGGACAAAGTTCCGCCTGAGAAGCTAGATAAATATAAAAAGAAAGATAAAGTGTTTATGAATTTTGATGCCGGACAGGAGAAAACCAGATGAAAATATGGATGCCTGTAAATCAAGAGCAATCAAAAAAGCCAAATATAGAATCCTATGTGTTTTCATGTAATCTATATTTATATAGACTAAGATCAATACTATTTGCGCACATGATAAAAACAAAATGGAAAATATTTGAGCAAAAACTGAATGAATCGGACTCTGATGAGTTGAAATCATTGAAAAATGTAGAATCAATACCGCTTCAATACATGAACAGTTTAAAATGCTTTCTTGATCGTGATTTAGCAAAGTGCTATTTTGCAGTTCCGGAGAAAATAAGATGCAATGGTTCAAGCCTTAGTTTAGATAAGGTAGTAAGACTTGCAGAGTATGGAAATGATGATATACCACCTATGAATTGGATACGTCACAGTACAGTAAAATTCTATGATTATGTAATCAATGATGTGAATTTCAGATGATTGATTTCGGAGGTAGCATGAATGAGTGTAAAATGTTATGATGATGCAATCGTAAAAAGATTCCGTGCTGTTTTCGGAACAAATAATGTGTATGTTCTTCCAGTTGAGAATGCAATAAGATTCACAGCACAGCTAAAGCGTGATGATGTCACATTTCCACTAATATCTACTACAAGACTTGGTTACTCTATTGTCGGGGATAATGTAAACTACAATGCAAAAATGACTGGTTCATTTGTTCGCAGAGAAGATGATAATAATAATACGTTTGCAACATCAATTCCAATTAGAATTGAATATCAAATGGATGTTTTTACAGTTGATCGTGAATCATGTGATGATATAGTAAGAGAACTTATATTCTTCTTTCTAACAAGACCAACACTTGTAGCGCACTTTGAATACGGGCTTGATATAAAGCAAAACTTTACTCTGTTGATGAATGATGATATTGTAGATAATTCAGATACAGTTGAACATATAAACAACGGTGTAATGTTTCGTAATACATTAACATTTTATGTTGATGATGCGAGACTATATATGAATAATCCGCAAGTTCAAGGAAAAATTGAATGCGGTGTTGAATCTTTTAATAGACGAAAACCGCAGAAATAAGGAGGGTATATAATGTACTCAGTTCAAAATCTAACAAATAGACCTGTTGCTTTTCAAGGCACTGTAATCGCACCTTATGGTTCAGCTACGTTTGCTATTTTTACTGATTATATCACTCTTGCAAGACTTTCAAATTCTGGTAAGATTAGATATTGTCAGATTCAGAACAATGTAGAAGAAAAAAAGGTTGAGATTAAAGAGGAAAAGATCGAGGTAGCAGAAGAACCAAAGGTTGTTGAACCTGTTGAAACAGTTGTTGATGAAACTCCTGTTGAATCAGAACCAGAGGTAGTCACATCAAAGTTGTTTGAAGTTGAAAACATTTCAGACACCGCTGTTGATACAGATGTAGAAACTACAGATGAGAGCGTCAAAGAGACTTCAAAAACCAAAAAGCGTTCTAAGAAGAACACTCAGTAATTCTTAGAATAATATAAACTGAAAGGGGAAATTATAATGCCTCAGATTACAGTTAATGAGATTGATCAGAGTGTTGTAACTAGAGTTGTTGTTGACAATCGTGTTAAGATTCTTATTCCGGCTATTACTTCGTTTGGTCCTGCGTTTGACGGTAGTGAGAATTGCGTTATGACAATGGATGACGTTTCTGATTTTAACCGTAAGTGTGGTTACACCGCAGCAGAGTTTAATCCATTTGAAGCTAATCGTGCCGGAACTGGTTTACCAGAAGATAGATCAAGAGATTATGCAAAAGAATTGATGAAGCGTGGTTCACTTGTATCTGTTGTAAGAGTCAATACAGGTGGAAGCACAGCAGAATTTGATGTTGGTGGAACTTCAACATCTGCACAGCCAAGAGTTCCGAGCATCTATGCTGTACCAAATTCTGTACTTCCTACAATAGCTGACGATGACATGGAAACAGCACAGATTTCTGGAACAACTACTGGAACAACAACAGTAACACTTAGTATTGGTGCTGGTCAGACAAGTCAAGTTGTTCCTGGCACAGTCTTATTTACAATGGATTCAAAAGAATACTGCGATACTGGAAATCGTGTCACAGTTTCATCAACAGCTTCTAAGTGTGATATAGTTGAAAAGGAATCCGGAAAAATTGTCGGTTCTATTGAATATTCAAATAATGGTTCTAACAATGGAACAATAACATTTAAGGATTCTACTATTGTAGCCGGAAAAACCGCAACTGGTAGCTATAAAACCTTAAAATCTGGTTCTGCATGGAAATATACATTTGCTCCGCAGATAAGCGCAATACAGGCAAAATATTTCGGTTCATTCGGAAACTGCTTGTTTGTATCAATATCAAATATAACATCTGCAAATGTTGCAGAAGCCTATCAGTATGCAAACATTTCTGTTTACTATGTTGACAGAGATATAAACTACGGATGGGACAGCACTGCACAGAAAGCATATATTAAGAGTCAGGTTGTTAAAAATGTAACTAGACTTGAAACAAAGAGAGTTTCAACTAATCCAAATGATCCATTCTACTTTGAAGATGTTGACTTTGATTTCATTAAAATCGTGCCAACAGATAAAGCGCGTGACGAACTTTCTATTGTTTGGAGCAATATAAATGGTAGTCCGGAGTCAAGTCAACAGTATTCAGGATTCCCAGTAATTCCTCTTAAATATGTTGATTCCGCTGGTTACTCCACTTATAATTACAATAGTGCTTTATCTGGTGGTTCTGACTTTGCATACAGTCCAGAAGTTCTTGAAAAGAGAAAAGCTGGATTTAAGGGTTACACTAAGGGTGATACATGGGGAGATGCAGACGTAGTTGCAAATATAAAAGATGTGTATGGTGATCAAACCAAAGCCGGAATAATCGCAACAGTATACAGTAACATCATACAGATGTATAAATCCTTTACTGATCCTTACATCTACGATTTTGATTTTATTACATCTGGTGGTTTTACATACGAAAAGTATTCAACGTCTTACGGTGATGGAACATATACTATTAGAATTGAATCACCAACAACTGATACACTTCACGGAAATGCATCAATATATAAGTCTGTTACACCTGTTCATGAAGCCATGAAAGATTTGGTTGAACAGCGTCAAGACTGTATTGCACTATTCGATCTACCGCCTGAGTATGCTCCTGATAGCATTACAGAATATTCCAGAATGTTGAATACATCTTATGGAACAATGCACTTCCCGTGGGGATATGTTCAGGACCCAGAGATTTCAAATCACCTTATACTCATGTCTCCATCTTTCATCTTCTTGTATACATTCTTGTCAAATCTTGATAATAATGTCGATGCTCAAAAGTGGTTCCCACCAGCCGGAGTTGCTAGAGCAACTGCAAGAGTTGTAAAGAAACCATACTTTGAGATTGATTCTGTTCTACTTAATAAGTGGCAGAATGACACAACTGCAAGAGTTAATCCGATCATGCGCTTGAAGCAGTATGGATATGTTATTTACGGTCAGTACACCACACTTGAAGCTATTGATTTGTATACACACTCTGCTCTTGAAAGTCTTAATGTTAGACTTATTTCCAATGTTGTTAAGAAGAAGATTTTTGATGTATGTCTGAATCTTGCTTTTGAACCTAATACAGAAACACTTTGGAATAAATTTTACGCACAAATGGATGAGTTCTTGCGGTATATGAAGTACAATGACGGTGTATATGATTATAGAATTGTTATGGATGAATCAACCGTTACTACGGATGATATTAACCATCTCAGATGTCCTGGAAAGGTTTATATTGCACCTACTAGAACAGCAGAGTTCTTTGACATTGATTTCATTATTACCGAGGCTGGCGCACAATTTAATAACTAATAAGAAAGGGTGAGTGTTATGCCATTGAAACTTGGTTTTTATCACGGTATAGGTCAGGATGATTGGGAACCACAGCGTACTAATAACTTTGAGATTCAGTTCCCAAATCTAGGTCAACTGTTTACGATTGATCAGGGACTAGCACTTCCAGGAAATGCAAGTGATCTTCTCACACTTTCTGTTAAGTCTGTTTCTTATCCGTCTACAAACATTGATAAGCTGACAATTAGTTATGGAAACAACTCTGTCAATTTCGCCGGAAGACCTAACTATGGTGATGTTGAAATTGTTGTAAATGATTTCATCGGAATCCAGAGTGAGAGAATCCTTATGGGTTGGAGCGGTCTTGTTTACAATCCAAAGACAGAGGTTATCGGTTGGGCTTCACAGTATAAGCGTGACGGATATCTCCTAGAGTTTGCACCTGATGGTACATGTGTTCGTAGAACACAGCTTAGAGGTTGTTTCCCTGGCACAGTAGCACCAGGAAACTTCTCTAACGATGATAACTCACTTAGAGAGATTTCAGTTACATTCTATTGTGATGTGGCTATTCCACTTGACTAATTTAATTTCTACGAAGTGCCTGATATACAAAAAATATCAGGCACTTTTTATTAAAAATAAGGAAAAAATCAACTATAATCCTATAAGTTTGTTGCTATGCAACATTTGCCGGATTATGTAATTTGGAGGATTTTACTATGGCGAGAAATTTAATCACAGAAACGCTTGTTCTACCAAGTGCCGCAACTCATCTGTACGGAGATCAGTTTGACGGGCATCTTACATTGAGAGCCATGACAACAGATGAGGAAAGAATGCGCCTTAGTGGACAATCTTTTTATCAAACAATGTCAGCAATAGTGAATGAATGTATTGTTGACAATAAAAATCCAGATGGAACATATAAACTTGACTGTGTAGCATTTACAGATTTTGATTTCTTTGCTGTATGTGTTAAGTTAAGAATCATGTCATATGGTCCGAAGTATAGAACTATTGCAACATGTCCTAAGTGCGGTAGAAAATTTCAGACTTCTGTAAATCTTGCTGATCTTGCATATAATCTTGTTCCAGAAGATTTCACAGAACCTTATACTGTAGGACCTCTGCCTTTAAGCGGTGATACACTTGGATGTAGATTCCTTAGAATAAAAGATAGAATTGATATTGAAAAACAGCGTGATATTATTCTCGCTAACAATCCAAAGTATCAAGGTGATCCTACTTTTAATCTTGAAATGGAACG